GTCGGCGAGTATTGCGCCGGCATTGTAACGCTGGCGAGTGACTGTCCTACGCCACCATTGATAACTTTATCTGCATTCATCGAGGCGCGTTGCCCTTGGGTCAAGCCGGCCAGGCTGTTGGCATTGTTGTATCGATTGATCTGCGCGGTCGGGCGCACAGGATCTTTCATGAAGGCCTGTCGCTGTTCCGGGGTAGTTTCCGGAGAAAAAGAGACATCAAGGTTGCCAACCTGTCGGAGACTGCCAGCAGGAATCTCAGTAGCCGGTCCGGACGGTGGCCTGCTGCCCTCAAGAGCATTGGCCGTCTTGAAAGCGGCGACATCTCCAAGTGCTTTACCTCCTGCGTTCCCTGGCCCGACATTGGTAAGCATGATAGGCCCTGTGGTGCGGTTTGTATCATAAAGGGCTGGATCGTTCGCAGGATTTGCCACAGAAAGAGGAACAGCAGCTCCTGGCATTGATGGCATGGCCTTGCGTTGCTGTCCAGGTAAAACTACCTGGTTGTTTGGCTGGACTGTGCCTGCGTCGGGCGGTTTCGGAATCTGGATAGGAGGCGAGGTGGTTGCAGCGTCACCTATAGCGTCTTGTCGCGTCAAATTATTGTCAAAATAAACACCTTGCCCATTATTCATTCTTTCTTTTGCATGAGCAACCGCCTTGTTAACAATATCGTTGGTAGGCTTGCCGCCGTTCGCTAGGTGCTGAATTTCAGCTTGTGTTAGAGTGGGAACAATAGATGGAATATCCATCTCTTTGCCGCCAATGTTTACCCCAATTGTTAACTCAGTCATCGTTTTGCCGCCGGCTGCCGGTATTGAACCAAGAAAGCCCGCGCCTTTGGCTGTGCCGTTTGGTCTTATAAGATCGTTCTGCGCGTCGGCCGGCTGGCCGGCGAGTAGTCTATCGGTAGCCGGATTCACGTTGAAGTCGTTGTTGCCTGGTCCACCTTTGTAGCCGGCAACAACATTACCACCGACATGAGCAAATGACCGCGGGACAACGGTCGCTACATCGGCAAAGGTGCCGGCCACGGCTTTCCCTGTAGTTTTTATGGCCGGCACCACATCGCGAAGGCTCTTCCCTACCGTCACACCAAGGTTTTCCTGCGGTCCTGACTGAGTATTGACGAAGTCGGCCAAGGTATTTCCGGTCACATCGGGGCCGACATCGGCCGGTGGCGAAGCAGGAACAAGTGCGGGCGCCATTGCCAACCCCTGTTTTCTGTCCATAACCTTCTGATGTGCTGGCGATGCTCGCCGCCTTCTATCCTCTTGTCCAAGTATCGGCTCTCCGACACCACCTGCAGGACTAGGGCTGTTCTCAGGAGCAAATGCGCCACCAGAAAGGTTCGGGTCGATCTTTGATACTGCCGATGTGTTGACATGAAACCGTGGACCAGAATTTTGCGGGACAAGATCCTTTAGGCCAGAAACTGCGGCACCAGCCTGGTTCGCGATATTGCCTGCCTGATAACCAACTGAGGCACCTGGGGGAAGTCCTTGTGAGCGTTGTCCACCTTCAACAAAACCAGGCTTTTCTTCTCTCGCTCGCTTGAATGCGTCGGTAAAACTTTCACTGGCAACCATGAGAACCTCCTTATTGCCTGGCATATTAGATAGGAAATTTAGCTTAGTATTTTACACCCTTCTCGCCTTTCTGCCCCTAGAAAGATAGATAGGCAATGCAGATAACGACTTTATGGCGAACCAGCACCCGTCGACGTTTTCAACCCTGATCTTCCATGATGCACCGTTGGCTTTGCTGCCAACTGGAATTTTTATTACCTGCTGGCCGGTACTGTCCGGCTCGATGGTCAACGTCCTGCTCACAACATTGTCAGCAGTGCAAATAATCTTGAGCGTTCCTTCGGTCTCGACAAGCATGTAAAGGAATCGCAGTCGCTTGTTGCCGTCATACCCCAGCTCAGAGGAAAAGGTCTCGAGAAAGGCGTCTATTTGAGCGCCTGCAAAATCAGCGGCACCTCGCACCAGGGCAAGGCCGCCGGCCCCGGCCGCCAGCACATTTCCGCCAAATCTGCAGAATGAATTGAATGGGTAAGATATTTGGGTTATGGCAATACCTCTGCCTTCCTCAATATTGACATCAAGGTTTGTGAGAGTTGCTATCATTGATCACCTCACGCTTCTTCATAGCCGTGGGATTCAGACAGGCTGTTGCCAATACTGAAACCTGCAGACCTACTTTCAGAATGGCTGAATGATTCGCTTTCATGTCTCCCGGTGGAATGAGACAGCCCGGCAGAAACGTTCACAGCTCCAGCCCACGAAGCAACAGACTGCATGCCAATGTTTGCCATAGCCTCGACTATCTTCTCACGTAGTTGAGCTATGGCCTTAGCGAGATCAAGCCGTCTGTCATTGAGTTTGTTCACCGACTCTCGAAGAATTGACTCAACTTCCTTTGCCGCATTAATAATGAACTGACTGTTTTTCTGTGCAAGTTCTGCCTGCATGATCAGTGTTTTTCCGTTAAGATCGGCCCTGTTCCGCGCCCTTTCGTTGGCAAGCTCGGCAATTGCCGCCTGCATCGCTCCGGTCGGCAGGGTGAATCCTCGCGAAGCGAAAAACTCTAGGGTTTCCTGCTCATGCTTATCATCTATAACGTCCTGCCTTGCCTGCGCCCTGTCGATTATTTCTTGTTCTACGGTTGCGCTAAGACCTGTCGCTCCCGACTGAAGGTCTGTTAAAAGCCTTGCTAAAAGCGTAGGGAAAAGCGAAGCATCGAATGATTGCTCCGTCCAGGTTATCGAGGTGGCAATCATGTCGTTCAGGCTTTCGAGGTACCCGAATAGCAAAACTTTCATCTCCTCGGTATTTGCCAAGGAGGTATCGAACCTCGACGACACAATGTTTTTTGTGGTATCTGACCCAGTCCCCGAAAAACCAGAAGCAAACTCACCCTCAAATGGCTCCTGCGGTAGTTTGTCAACAAATAATCCCATTATTCATCACCATGTTGTGTGTTTTGCTGAATATCTTCCAGCCTTATTTCCCCGGCCCTGAAATATATACATTCGAATCCATCGTCAAACGCTCTATCAATGGCATCTTCTGTCATTTCTACAGGATGCCCGTCTCGAATCTCTGTCTTTAATTTATTGTAGAATGCTGCCGAGACTAGACTTGTTATTTCTGTAAAACTATCTGAGCCGGGAACCGTGGCGTAAATTCTCCATTTCGACCTCGAATCAATTCCAACTTTCGTGTACTTCACTCCACAAAAGGTTAGATTCAAATTCTGGTCGTGTGATATGAATGAATTTGAAATATCTGAAACGTTTTCGTCTTGAATAGGATGGGCCAAGTCAACTTGGTCTAAAAACTCAGAGGTATAACTTGTATTTGGATTTCCCGCTGGCAGGCCATACCAACCATCAGACAATCCAGAAAATCCGGTGTCCCATGAAAAATCTACTCTATATGGCGTGTAGGTTCGTACCTCAACATCCTTCGAAGCAGTTATATGTGAGTGTAGATTGCTCGTTTGTTTAATACCTGACATATATTCACTGGTTACTTCGGCAAAAGAATGCCCTCCACCATCTCCACAATTATTGAAAATCTCCGACTCTCCAATTGCGGTTGAATGTTGTCCAGTTAATTCTTCTGCTGAGGTGATACCTGAATCACCAATAGTCCACGAGTATTCAAAGCCGTGACCGCCTCGATAAATAGTATCGGTAGTCGCTAATGCAAGATATGGGACTGGAGAACATATCTGTAATGTTCCTGTTCCATGGTTTTTTGTATAGTTGGTATAGTCGGCGGTATTACTTGAGTATATATTGCAGTAATCCCATGAACTACCAACTTTAGCTACGGTAAATCCTCTTTTTTGATTGCTCGGCGAAAATGATGAAGATTCTATGTTGTAATGAGAATAGCTGTATTTATATTTTGAACTATTCTCAACATCCATAATATACGCTTCAGGATTTGAGTTATCGACTCCTGTGTATATCAAATCAGAAACAGTATAAAACGTGCCGACATTACCGTTTCCGTCTATACTTGTATCGGCCCAGGACATCCCTGAGTAGTCTATCGGTCCTTGCGAAAGTAAACTCCACTCACCGTCAACAGTAGTGTATTTTTGATAAAATATTGCAGTGTCAGACGCCGGTACTGTCCCCGCCATTACTGAGTACGTTATATATAAAATACTCAGGTCATCGGAAAACGCCGCGCCAACAATCAAATCGTTTATGTACTCTATGGATAAAATAAAATCTTTGACGTTCCGCTCTCCTATCACCTGTATGTGTTGAATGACATCGCCGCCGGAAGACACGCTCCTGAATATATTTAATGATGCAATTTTTGATTCTTTTGTATATCTAACTTGGGTAAAATTGGTAATTGATGTGAGGCTAATATAGGACGGAATAAAAGCGAATTTGTAATCGCTGTAGATCCTGTTGGGAATCATAGCCTGTGTCTTAGGAGCATATGTATAGGCTCCCGGCGCGCTCGCTTCCTCTTTGTCGAGGTCCACGGTTATGTGAGTTCCTTTTGCCTGTATGAGCCATTGGAAATATTGTTCAATTGTTTTTTTGCCTTTGTCCTTAACGTCACCAGATATATCAGATACAGATATTTTTACAATCCTGATAGAGAAACTTGACCATGCCTCAATGGTGACATTTGAATACGGTGATACCGTGCGATATCCTACGTTTATTTCCTGGAAAGACATCTCCCGTTCAAGGATTTTTAGTTGTTGCTTCGCAAACCCTATGAAGTAATCCTCTGCAGCCGAATTATGTGCACGAATAATTTCCGGAGGGATCAAACTTTTTTTTTTCAGGAATTTATTACGAAGCATAACGGTGAAACCTTATTATTTCTTGCGCCTTTGGATTGTCGGCAACGCCAGATATCTTTGCCCTTGCGGTAATTCCTCCACTCACCTCGACAGTTGAAAAAGCCTGCCCTGATATGCTTGCTGTCCCTATGCAGATATTCCCGTTAGCTACTGCAGGAGATATTGCGACACCTGATATTTTTACGCTTGCGCGGATACTTCCAAGTGCAACAATCGGATTAGTGGCATCCCCTGATATTTTCGGTGTTTTGGGTTTGATTCTGCCGAGCACGCCAGGGTATGCTGTTCCTCCAATAGTGATCGACGGTGCGGTAATGCTGCCAGCGCAGACAATCGGATTTGTGGCAACACCAGAGATAGTGATTGATGGAGCGACTACATTACCGTTTACAATTTCTGAAGCGCCCGAGAAAGCTATTGCTCCAATGTTTGGTGGAGAATAATCAGCCGGTAAAACGAAATTGACTGAAGATATTTCGGGCGGCGTGTATGCCATTAAGCGGCCTCGCGAACATGATCATAGATCATTGAGTTTTCGGCCCCCTCCAGCCCGAGACAGACGACACGGAAAACATCGTGATGATTGCCGTTGACGCTTAAGGAAAAAGACCCTCCCACAGATTGAGCAGAGGCGTGTACCACAGTCTCTACCCTGTTTCGATATACAAGCACCTTCCGGCTCAAAGGATTCGCTGCATCGTCAGTGACCGTGCCAGCAACAGTAATTGTACGGGCAGTCGAAAGCTGAATCGTGTTACTGACAACGGCAGCAGCCATATCAAACCTCCTTGACCCACACAGGCATAGAGTTATAAAGCGTGAATGCCCGGCCGTTTAATCCTGAACGAAGCTGATGCACATCGAGGGCGGTTATACCGCTCGTATGGCGCAGAAAGACGTTTTTAAGCTGCCCAAGATACCCCTGCGCAGCGGATGCACTGTAAAACTCTGTCAAGATATGTTCGGAGTTTAAAACTTCCGGATAACCGGAAGAGGCAAGTCCTGTATTGGCTACCCATGCCGGGCCTAATCCAGACTTCACCCCTGCGTGATCAATCAGCCGGTAAAGAGTACTCGCCATATTGTTGGCTGACGGGCAGAAATACACCACATCCGCAGCCAGTTTAGCGCCGGCCAGATAGTTGGTTGCGAGCGTCGCGGTGATTGTCGAAGCCGTTTTGGCGGATATTGTGATAACGGCAATATTAGCGGTGTCGCGGATGAAAATCTTTTGCCCAACCCACCAATGAGACGGAACTGTGCCGACATCGATAACCTGATCAGCTCCCGAAGACAGCGCCCCGGCGCAGGTCACTGTTTCCCTGTCGTACATAGTCTCGACGGCTACCCCAAACACCACAGGATAGAAATTCGTCGAAACAGACGTTTCCCTTGAAATGCCTAAGACCTGGTCGAGATCGCCGTATACCCAAAGTACCGGGACTGCCGCATCTGGAATATTCCAGTTATCTGATGCGTTGTACGCGGTCACTCCGGCATGGGTTGAGTTATTCCAATACAGATAGCCCTGAATAAGGATGTAGTTCGCCTTGTACGTGCATTTGAAATACAGGTCTTCTGTGCCTGACTCACCCGCAGAATAAATTACGAAATAATCGTTTGTCGCGATGGTATCTTCGTCCGTTGCGTAGACCGCATCGTGCAGAGTCCAACCTATACCATCTGTCGAATAGTCGTAACTGCCATTTCTTTTGCAGACAAAATCCCGGAAACGCTTAAATACCTCGGCGCGGTTTGCACAAGATAAGGCAACTAAGTTTGCATATGACATTCATCCCCCCTTATTGATTCGGGAAAGTGAAGTTGAACGAATTGACTGTGACAGGATTGTTCTCCACGATAGTCGTGTTGCTCATCTGGATCTCATAAGATGAAGATGTCCCGATGGCTCCATCGACCCTCGCAGATGATGTATCTGCCCCTGTGGTTACCGTGTTGTCATACCACCTGAACCAAATCGCAATCGTACCTGGAAGTGGACCAGCAGCAGCTGTTCCAAGACCACTCCATATCTCAGCGGCAGCCTTGGCCAAAACGCCAGCAATCGAATCCCCCATATTCAGGCCGTTATCAGCCTGCCCTGGAGTGAATACTCCAGAGTTAATGGTAACCTCGAGCAGGATATTTGCGTCTCCCTCTGATGCGTCAGCATCCGCCGGCTGTGCCCCATCAAAAAAACGCAGGATGCTGTTTGCCATGACAGCTTTCACGCTGCCGACAGTATTGACTTTATTTATAAATCCAGTTGATAATTTTTCGGCCATCTAGCACCTCTACCAAATTGTGTTGAAACACTGCCCCTTATCGACAACCGTGGCACCCATTGCGCCGGTAGGATAAATCAACCTGTCCTCTGAAAATACCTCTAACCTGCCGTCCTCTGTGCCGACGCACAACCCGTCATCGCTCGACCACATAGCCGATTGCCCTGGGATCTGCAGGGCTGTCTTCATTAGATCGACCAATTCGTGACTTACTGACCATTCATGCGCCGGTCTTCGTGCTGGTTTTGCAATCCACCGCAGGCTTTTGAAATCATCGGCCTTGGCGATAAAGCCGATCTCTTCCGCCGTGCTCACCCACATCCCGCCTTCGACCGCCTTCATCATCACGACATTTGCGCCGAACTGGAACCGCCTCTTACTGAAATTGAATTTTCCAACAGAAGCAGGTTCGGCGACATAGATGATATCGCCAATGGCAACCCACATCGACGTGAGCCAGTATTCAAGATGGGTGGCGATAGGCGCCGGGTAAAAAACCCTTTCCGTGGGAGCCCCAACGTGTTCGGTCTGGTCAGGCCAGAAATCAGACACGCCACCGACTATCATGCCATTCTGAATGCCATTGCTGTAGTAGGTCTTTTCTCCAACCTGGCAGAAGGCCACACGATTACCCTTGGTAAGCCCTGATCTAACTCCAGCAAGAGAGTAGTCGTTATTGATCTTCATGATGGCTGAATCGACAATCCTGTCCTGCACCACAAACGCATCACCTTTGTTTCGGAACAGCGAATGACAAAGGAAATCTGAATTCAGAATTGAATAGCCAGGAGGCAATTCGATAACCCCTGACGCGCTGATCGCGACATCCTTCGCGACGGCGAGATACAGATGAGAAGATGGTTGATATTGATCAATCTTGTTGTTCAGCCCGAGTGATCGCTTTATTAATGGCCACGGATCGGTCATATCATTTTACTCCCAACCAGCTGAGATTCGTGGACGGTCTATTCGGAAACTCCTTGCCTTGCTGCTCGGCGTAATCGTCAAGCAACTCGATCTTCTCCAGAAACTTCGCTTCGTGTTTCTCAGTATTGACCTTAGCCCCCTCCATGCCGTCTTCGATCTCGTTAAAGATTTTGGCGCAGGTGTCATGGATGATCGCCCAATCGAAATCATCATTGCCGTAGGCGCCATCTGGCAGGCTTTCGTCTTCCCCTTCTCCTGGAATCACCATGGGGACCGGCAGGCGGTAGAAGTAAAGCTCGATTTCCGTGATTGCCGTTGGCACCTTCTGGTAGATGAGAGAGCCCTTCTTTGTTGCCACGGCCGCAATATCACCAGTATCGAGGCTCAATCCTCCACGGACTCGCGACAATGAAACTGTGTCCTTGAAGATATCGACATCCTTTCCGGCCACCCTGGCCATGAACAGGTTCTTGTGGTAGGTCTCAGGGAGTATGGCTGTCATCTCGCCGACTGTGGTATCAACGGTATCAAATCCGTCCTTCAGGTCGGGAAGGAGGAGAAGGTCAGCGATTCTTTTGTTCGAACCGTTGATAAACTTCAGGATATCAGCCGGCGTGTCGTAATCAGGATCGTTGACGATGCCGATTACCTTGGCTATCAGTTCGTTGGAGTTCATCCTTTTCACCAAGTGCATGCACGGCCCCGAAGAGCCGTGCATGCACAGTTTGAATTACCGGTCTTTATCAGCCGGAAGTAGCAACCGACTCAACCAGGATCGTCACCTTCTTCCCAGCGTTCGCGATGTTGTTGTCGTTGATGACCATTACCAGGTCATGCTTCTCGGCAACTTCCAAGGGCAGGGCAAACGCCTCGATGTCCTGCGAGGCTACGATATCGTGGCCAGCGCCGAACTTATCAGGATCATCCGTACCGCCATCTTCCCGGCTGATATAGCCAAGGTCGATATCGGAACCGGCATTGAAATCGGCATCAGCGATAATCCGCATGCGCCAGTAGGTGTTATACTCGCTCTTCTTGCGGAGTTTCACCACGGTACCATCGGCTTCTGCGCCGGTGAAGGTGTACTCCAGTTTCTCATAGTTGACGTTGCCACAATGCGACTGATGAGCAAGGTCTTTGTAGCATGCTGCTTCGATAGTAGGCATGAAAACCTCCAAAAGTTTTAATCAGTTACAAGGGGGCGTACAAATACCGCCCCCTATTTGTTGAGCGATTAGACCACGGCCGCGTCGAACGCGCAGACACCATAGTCGTTGATCCGGCCGGCAGAGTCGGCAAAGCGAATCTTGGCCAAGCCCATGATCCAGTCCATCCACTGACGCCACCAGGCCTTCTGGTTGTAGAGCTCTCCGTCCATCAGGAAGTTCCCGAAGCCGCCGGGCAGCACCGAGCCGTAAGCCATGGCCAGGGCCTGGCCGCCGAGAATGATACCGCGCTCGACAGTTACGCCGTTCGGTACGGTCTGGTCGTTCTCAGTCGCCGCGTCATCGTCGGCACAAACCTTGACGGACTCGCCAGCCTGCCAGCCGATCGGTTTGTTATAGCGTTTGAACAGGATATTGTCCTTCATGAACATCTCACCCTTGAACAGCGGGTGATTGAACCCGTTGGTCCGTTTCAGGGCATTGGCGACCTGCAGCTGAAAATCGGTCGCGGCGCTCTCGAAGTTGGACCACATTTTGGGTGTGATGAATGCAAGGTACATCGGGTCGGTGCCAGGCTGGGTGTCGGAAGCACCAAGGCTTACCGGCTGCAGCGGGTGCGGCATCAACTCGATTGCCTCCTTGAACTTCCTGGTGTCATCCGGCCCGAAAGTATCGTTGGCGGTGATGGCTGTAAGACCGTCAGTGCCGGAGATGGACGATGCAGAACCGCAGTAGAACTTGCGGTCGAAAGTTGGGGCCGTTACCGGGTTGACCATGATCTTCGCGTAATCCGCATCGCTCGCCAAGGGCAGAATCCGGTCGGAAGAAACATAGGTGCCGCGGGCGCCGGCGAGCAGGTTGACTGCTACCTCGTCGGTCAGATCGCCGTGGTACTCGGTCAGCAGCGGGCGGCCGAGCTTCTTCAGGTTATAGCCAACCTTCTGCTGCTCCATCATCAGCGGCACACGAACAGCCTTGTGGCATTGGTCGATTCTCATCTCGAACCGGGCAGAGCTCACATCCTCCTCATAGCCATCGCGTTTCTCGATGCCCATGGAGGGCTTGCCCGACAGTTTGTGGATGATGGTGACGGACACCAGATTACCGTGAGACTTGGACAGATCGTTGATCTGCACAACCGGAGCAGTCGGGGGAGTTTGAACCTTGCCGTCCCGGGCGTCGATCATCGTCGGCGCGCTGGCGGTCAGCAGGTTGGGAAGGGAGTGCTGCTTATGGCACTCCGAGAAAATGATACGGTCCGCTAAATACTGTTTTGAATCGGGCATGATATCCTCTATTTAGATTCCCAATGCCTTGTCGATTTCGTCGCGGACCTTTTGCGGCTGGCTATTGTAGAAGGCCATCTGCTTTGTGGGGTCCGTAATCGCTTCCATCTGTGCAAGGGCATTGTTTCCGTTGGATTGAACGGGCACACCCGGGGCGCCAGAGAGCGAAGCGGCCGGGGGTGAATTCCCGTCCTGCGCTCCAGGCGTTTTGGTTGCGCCCTGCATAACATCGTTTTTCACCGATTCAACGACTTTGCTGAATCGATCTGCGTAGGGGAGTTTCGCGTACTCTGGATCGGCAAGCATCTCGCCATCCTTCGCGACAGCACGAGACCAAAGGGCAGGGCTGTTCTCTTGCCAGTAGGAAAGCTCATCATTTGCTTCGATGGCTTTCAGTAATTCAGGATCAACACTTGGTTGAGCCGGTGCGGCGGCAGCGGCAGGCGCGGCCGGTGACGGTTGGCCGGTTGGGGCCTGTGCCGCCGGGGTGATCGCTTGCGCCTTCAGAATCTCGATCATATCGGCCAGCTCGTCGCCGAATTCCGTCCGGATTTCCTCCATCTTCTCGGGAGTGAAAGCCGCAGCCGGATCTTTGACGCTGCCAGGGAGTTTGATACCCTTGTCCTGGATGGCGGTCTTGATGGCGGTCAGCTCATCTTTGAGCTGGTTCACCGTGCTCTCCAGTACATCGGCCTTGGCCGCTTTCGCCTGGGTCTCTTCGAGTTGCCGTTGAAGCTCTTTCTTCGCGTGACGTTCAGCCGCCCACTTACTCGGCGGCGCGATATGCTTCGTCAGGTCCTCATCCTTGGCCGCAGGTGCGGCGGCTGGTTGTTCTCCAGGTGCGGGGGAAGCCGGTGCCGGCGAGGCGGCTGCCGGTGCCGTGGGCTCTGCCGGGGTGGTTCCCGGTTCGGCCGGTGGCGTCGTTGACGCTTGTGGTGCCGGTGGCTCTTGGGGGGTCGGCGTTTGCGCGACCGCGGCCCCTGCCTCTTCGGCCACAAGCTGGTCTTCGAGTGCCCGCATCTGTTCGAGACTCATCTCGTTGATCTTTGCTGAATCGATTTCTACTACCATTTGAACTCTCCTTTCTTGCGTTTTTACGGTGTTGACGCCTCACGAGGCATGGTTTGCATCCCCATGCCGGGGAGAGACGGGGCAGGTGCATTGCCCGCCGGGGTAGGTGTTTCTGCTCCTGATGCACCAGGAGGGAGGGCTTTCCGCTGATCAGGCTGCGGCCCTCCATTGTTCCGGCCGGGGGCGGCGCCCATCATGCGGCCATTGCCGGCGGCCGGGGTGCTTCCTGCTGGCGAACCAGGGAAAGGAATTACTCCCTGTTCCATTAGCTTGAAATTTCGAATGAGTTGGGCTGTCTCAATACGCTTCTTGAGCGCGTCGGCCGTGGCATTGGCCGCCTGGGCGTTCTTCTGCTTGGCCCCTGCCTGCAGGTCTTCGACCTCTGCGACAAACTTCTGGATTTCCAACTGCTTCAGTTGGGCAGCCTCTTGGGCCTGGATAGCTTCCTGCTCTTCACGCTTGTTTTCGTCGGATTCGTAGCCGAGTTTTTTGTTGATCAGCTTGATAGCCTGCTCTTTTTTCGGCATCTCGGATGATTCGAGCCAGAACGGCAAGAGGACCCCTTTGAAATCGTCGGGTATCTTGTCGATTATGTTGGTCAGCCTCATGTGGGTATGCTGCTTGTAGCCTGCAGAGGTATGGATATCCTGCATTGCCACCTGGGCGCGGAGAAGAGAAACCCGATTATTCAGGCCATCGTTCAGGGTCACCTGCTTCTTCTGCTGGCCAATCTCCTGGGGAATACTCACCATCACCCGGCGCTCTCCGATATCCGTCACGACATGGGCAAACGCAAGATCGCCCACACACCTGCGGGCATGTTGGTAGTTCGCATTGATCTTGCCGAGCGATTGGGCACCGAGTTCGGCGATAGACTCGACAGCAATTCCACTCTGGTCTGCCTCGGTCTGACCTTGGAAAGTCGCGTAGATACCGGAAGCGGCGTTGATCTCTTCTCTTGCCCTTTTGCATATGCCCTCCAGTACCGCGATTTTTTCCCACTCCCGGATAACCTGGAATTCCCGGCCGTGCTTCTTGTTGATCACGCCATCGGTGCGGTTGATCTCGAATATAGCCTGGGCGTCGGTCATGCCCTGCAGGGCGTCGTGGTCTTTTTCGATACGGCGAGAGCGGAGGATGCGCTGGGTCTCCATCGCGGCCCGGTTGTACTCCTCCTGCGGCCCGCGCATGCGCCGGATGAGACCGACAGGGCAGTTGTTGCCATCCTCGCGGCATCCGAAGAAGGGAACGTAGGGGAAATGGTTATGAGGTTCGGGGCTGGGCCCGTCCCATATCAGGTGAGGACCGACGAACCAGGCCACCCGGCAAACATGAATCGGGACTCGACGATGCAGAACGCCGAAGCCGGAGGCGAGAATATCCAGGTGAATCGGATTATCCTTGCGGAATTCCATCACCGCGCCGTCCTGGGTGGCGATTAGGTCGCGGGGCTCAACAACCTTGTAGTAGACCTCATAGATAGCCACTCGCGGCCGGCCGCTGTTGTTGTCCAGGACCATATCCATCGGATCGGTGTACTCATTCAGTGAGGTGAACCAATCGACATGAGGCCCCTCTTCTGAGATGTCGATCGTTCGCCAGTCGCTGAACGTGAAATCGATCAACTCCTCGTGCTGCTTGCCGAGAAAACCCTTGGCCGAGTCCTTGTCGAAGAACTTCCGGCGGGCGAGCCATCGGCAGTCGCGGCGCAGATCGATTGACCTGCCGCGCATGTCCCACCATATTTCGTCACGATGAACATCTTCGATGAGGAGTTTGCCGGGGGCGAGCGGATCGGGATTGCGGGCAATATGTATCCAGCCAATCCCGACACCTGCCTGCAGCTCGTAGGCGTCAGAGCATGCGGTATTGGCATCGGCCAGCCGCATTTCATCGTTCAGTTTGTGGTTTACGGCCTCGGCCATCTCCTCATGCTCTTCAGACGCGTCACTGATCATCCAGTCAACCCGGTGCTTCGCCTCGTAGCCGGTGACCGACTCCATTGCCGGGGCGATGAGGTTGATCTGCAGCGGATTGAGCCCGAGACTTTCAAGGTAGACGATCTGCTCTTTCGTCCACTGGTGATTGTCCCGCCATGCGAGATCGACAGCGGCCTCGCCTCGCCATTGCTGTTGGGAGGAAATGTCACTGAGCAGGCTCCGGAGGATCGGGTTTGCTTCTGAGAGCTTGAGGATAGCCATAGGTCTTTACCTTTTCTGGAAGCCCTGCGTCGGATGGTAGCGGATACCGTCCATGACCTCGATTACCGGCATCAATTCACCGCGAACGCGGAACCGCAGAATGCTTTTCCGCATCTGGTAGCCGTCGATGTTCGCCACCTCGACCTGAAATTCATCGTCGGAGAGCTCTTCCACGACTACCCAATTTTCGTTACGGCTTACCGGTTGCGAGAATTGGTCCTCGCCATCTACCACTTGCACGGTTGCCAATCCTGTACCGGCAGCAGCCAGTTGCGCTGGTGTCCATTGTTCGCTTCGATGGAATTCGTCATGTTCAGGTGTGCCTGCCATTCCAGGTTCGAGTGATGCTACTACCCCCTCTCCTATGGCCCCAAGGGCAGTGTCAGCCAACCTTTCCCCCCTTCCCTCCATTCCATTATTTACTGCTTCACTGTCACCTGATACTGCGGCGCCAGATAAAGTGGGTGACTCGTCGGCTAATTTCGTCGTGGGTAACGGTTGCGGTGCCTGTTTCCTGGGTGGCATGGTGTTCTCCTGTTCTGCTGTTTAATAAGGCGAAGCCGGCCGGTCCTTGTAGGTGACCGCCGACTTCTCTTCGATCAATGCTTGCAATCCTTCACCCTCGCCCATGAGCCCGTACTCAAGGGCCTCGACGGGGTGAGACCATGCGTTTTTGTCCGGCTCATCCATGTGCTTCTCGTCACCCGCCACCTGTAACCGCCGGTAACAGAACTTGCCGGCGAGCCCCTTCCTGATCATCTTGGCCTTCTTACAGATGAGCAGGCGCGGCCGGCCGTTCATGGCGAGTTCGGTAAGTGGATTGGCAACGGCGGCCCGGCGCTGCAGCGGGTCATTGGTGTCGCACGGCATGCATGGGATTCCGTTCAGGTTGAGGATCTGAATGGCCGATGACTCCACTTCCTGGCCTGGGTGTTTGCCCGCCGGATCGCCCCAGCCGATGAATGAATGCCCTGGATATTCCTTGTTCAGGTAGGTCAACAAATTCGGGGCGAACTTGGACGCCGACATGCCGGAGGAAACAAACTCATCGAGGCAATACCACTGCAGGCCGATCTGTTGAAGGATGGCGCAGGCAGGAGTGCGGCCGAAGTCGAAACCGAGAATTATCGGCGAATCCATGACCGGATCCACATCATCCACGCAATGGGTGGTGTCGTTGTACTCGGGATGAACAGGCTTACCGTCCATGACGAAGCCGTACATGTTGCCGAGATTGACCTTGATCCAGTCCTCGCTCTTGCCCTGCATGCCGCGTTCGTAGTAGCGGGGAGCAGCCTTTTCGAGGTTCTCCCGGTTCTCCCGGGCGGGATTGATAACCCACTGGCCACTAACCTTGATCACCCCGCCCGGCTGAGTGAAGAACCGCCAGTCGGGCAACTCACCTTTCGGGGCCAACTCCTCCTGAAATCGATAGAGCCAATGGTCCTCGTCGCACTGGTTGGTGTCGCCGAACATGCCATGCCATGTGGGTAGGACCTCACCGAGCATCATCGAGGGGAACCGGCCGTGGCGAAGGTCAGCCATATCAACTATCTCTTTTGGTAACTCCTTGACTTCAGAAAGGTAAAACCATGTAACCTGTTGCCCGCGCAGCTTCCGGATATGGTCGGGGCGGTCCAGGGCGACAAACATCATCTCATGCCACACCATCGTCCCGTCCGGGAGTTTGAATCGCATGGTGAATGTGGGCGGTTCTTTGCTTCCCTCCTTCCAAATACCGAGATCGCCAAAGATCGTTTTGAAGTCCTTGGCCGTGGTGGACAGCAGCTCGCCGTAGGTGTTCCGGATGGCGATGCACTTCGTCGGGCGGATCTTGCGCCGGTTGGGGGCCTGCTTGGTCATCAGCCGGAAGGATTTGTAACAGGAGGTGGTGGTCTTAGCCGAACCAAGCGGCCCGGTAATGATAGCGTTCGTGGTCGTATCATCGTAATAGGCCTGCAGGACCGGTCCGGGAGGCGTGAATAGGTAGCGATGGGTACTCACTCGTTATCCTCCCTGTGCGGATCTTCCGGCCCGCCCTCTTCGTAGGCACCGTATGCTGGATCGTGGATGATGACGGTCGGCAAATCGTCCTCGCTGGACCTCTTATCATCGAGGTTGAAGGCCAGGCGCTCAAGCATCTGCCGCTTATGCATGCAGCTGGCGAGTTGCGCGGCGGCAGCCGCCTTATCGGTATCGCACACCTCAAAATCCTTGGAAACAATCTGCCCTTTGTAACAGAAAACCTTCGTGATTTTGGAAGTCCGCATTTTGACAACCAACTCCTCTTCGAGTTGGCGAAGTTTAGATAGGTCTTTCCTATGGGAAAGGAGAACTCCAACCCTCGTTTGGGCGGCGAGTTCGATCTCGCGCTGTTCAAGGTCGATAGTTGACAGTGGTGGTTGACAACTTTCCTGCGCCGTATGATCGGTTGTTAAGTTTTCGGGTGAGGATGTCAACTTTTTAGCAACCCGAGCATCCTCCTCAATCATTTTGGCCTGGGCAATACGCCTTACTTCTGCGGTATTATCGCGGGTCCATTTCTGCTCGTCTATCTTCTGGTATAGCGCGGTCCTGCTGCATTTATGGCGTCTACAGAGTTCGGAGTTTGAGAACTGAGCAGTCGAATACTCCCGCCTGATCGCGTCCCAATCAAACCTGTCTCGCCCTTTTTTCTCCGTCGCCATACCGTAATCCCCCGTATTTACGCCTATGCTATAGGATTCCTGCCTTAGTATCAATGGATTTTTTTATTGCATTGATAGGCGAAACCTATAATACCGAAAATGAAATTTTGTTCTTGCATTAGCCGATGGATTACAGTACAAAGAAGAATACAGGGCTCCATAGGATTACAAGCGAAAGACATAACAGGTTAAAATTACAGTTCAAATAAAAACATAAGGGGGAAACCATGACCGAGATTTATATCAACGAATGCACTTTGTCCGACGAATCAAAAGTTTATGATGTGGTTGTTAGAGATTTGAATCAGGCTGACGGAGAAGATCGCATCCGCTTCAACTGCACTGACAGAAAATCGGCCATGAAATTTGGTGCTGGCCTCGAATTGTTGCTCAGGCAAAACGACTTCTCTGAGGTTCAGTATCTCGGTTGATCGTTGGACCACGGCGGGGCTAGCGCCCCGCCCGCAGTCGAGCGGTCAAACATCACAACCACAACTGAGGACACCTATGGAAAACGAATACAAAACGTACAACA